CTCGAATGGAGCAAGACGTTGGGCAAGGGCCAGCGCATGTCCTACGAAGAAGCCAAGAGGGCTGTCGCAGCACTCGGCAATGGCTGGCGGCTCCCGTCCCTCCAGGAACTGCTGTCGATCGTGGACTACACACGCTTCGAGCCAGCGATCGACATCAAGCGCTTCCCGGACACCAAGTCGGGCGCGTACTGGACCGGCACGGCGCCGGCTTGGGACAACCAGAAAGCGCCCCGCGCCGCGTGGGTCGTCTTCTTCAACAGCGGCATCTCCTACTGCAGCGCCCGCGACGACAGGAGCGCCTTTGTGCGTGCGGTGCGGTCGTTGCCGGCCGGTCAGTAACTCTGCCTCTCTGCTACTTCAAAGGAACATTCAATGAACTCTATCAGCCACGCCCTCGCCACGCTTCCCAGCCGCTGCACCGACAACGGGGACGGCACTGTCACCGACCATCTGCTCCGCGTGATGTGGACCAAGGACACCCTCAGCTCTGGCAAAGTCACGCAGTACGACGCCGAGAGGATCTGCGCGGATTGCAGCGTGGGCGGGCATCAGGACTGGCGCCTGCCCGACGTGGAGGAACTGTTCCTGCTCGCCGACCGCTCGCGTCGTTTGCCTTCGATCGACACCTTGTACTTTCCGGACACGCACAGCGATTGGTACTGGACGAGCACGATCGCCGCAGGAGCGCCCCGCGCCGCGTGGTTCGTCTACTTCTACCTCGGCGTCTCCGACTACGGCGACCGCGACAACAGCTTCGCCTTTGTGCGTGCGGTGCGGTCGTTGCCGGCCGGTCAGTAACTCTGCCTTTTTGATCCCATGACCCAACACCACCACCTCCCGCCCATTGCCAAGCTCGCTACGCAGTTCCTGGTCGAGATCGAGAGCGCCGTGCGCAGCTTCCCGCGCTACCACAAGTACGCCCTCGGCGCGGACCTACGCCGCCAGGCCATGCAGCTGGCCGTGCTTTGCAATCGCGCGTGGCGTGATCGCGGCGGGGTGGTGCATTGGGTGAATCGTCTGGTCTGGGCGATCGACGAGATCAAGATTGCGTTGCAGCTCGGGTCGCAGATCCGAGCGTTCCGAAGTTTTGCCACCTTCGAGCAGCTTATCCGCATGGCCGAGAATCTGGGCCGGCAGGCGGGCGGCTGGAAACGGCAGCTGCAGCATCCCAATGGCCAGAATCCAGCCGCCAGTGGCCGGCCGGAGCGTGCCAAGACACTGAGTGCCCGAACCGCCTCCGCTACCGCAGGGGCCAACCAATGACGAAGCCCTCCTACCCATTCGGCTGGGGCGCCGGGTCGCAAGCGTTCGGGAAGGCGGCGCCCCGCGCCGCGTGGATCGTCAACTTCAACAACGGCAACTCCAACTACAACAACCGCGACAACAAGAACGCCTTTGTGCGTGCGGTGCGGTCGTTGCCGGCCGGTGAGTGTCAGGATGCAGGCGCGCAGCAGGTCACGCTGCGCGCGCTTCACCGTGCCTGGAAGGCAGCGCGGAGAGGCAAAGTTCCGAGCGCCAACATGATGGACTTCGAGACCCGCTGGGCGGACTGGCTGCTGCACCTGCAGCGGCAGATCAACCAGGGCGCATGGAAACCACGCCCGTCGACTTGCTTCATTGCGACCAAGCCGAAGGCGCGCGAGATCCACGCACCACAGTTCGCCGACCGTGTCGTGCACCACTGGCTCGTGCCACAACTGGAGGCGATCTACGAGCCGCGCTTCATCCAGGACACGTATGCCAACCGCAAGGGCAAAGGCAGCCACGCTGCCGTGCGTCGGCTGCAGCAGTTCGTGCGCCAGGTCGACAGCGGCCAGGGCGGCGGCTGGTATTTGCAGCTCGACATCCACAACTTCTTCAACAGCATCCACCGCGCCACGCTGTGGCAGATGCTCAAGCCGGTGCTGGTCCGCGCGCGAGTGCCGGAGATCACGATGCGCGCGGCGCACGCCCTATTGCGCTATCCGCCCGTGCAGGCCGGCACCGTGGTACGCGCGTCGGCGGCCGAGATTGCCCTGGTGCCCGCGCACAAGCGCCTCGTCAATGCGCCGACCGGTTGCGGCCTCCCGATCGGCAACCTCAGCAGCCAGTTCCTGGCAAACGTCTACCTCGATCGTCTTGACCAGTTTGTCAAGCACACACTGAAGGCGAAACGCTACGTACGCTACGTTGATGACTTCGTGCTGGTGCATCACGACCGTGCGCAACTGCTGGCATGGCAGGCACAGATAGAAGACTTTCTCGCTCGCGAACTTCGCCTGTCCCTGAAGGCCGGGTCGCTGCTCCGCCCGCTGCGTGACGGCATCGACTTTCTGGGCTACGTCGTCCGCCCGACGCACACGCTCGCCCGCCGCCGCGTGGTCGTGCACGCCCGCGCAGCGTTTGCCGATTGGGAATCGCTACATGTCAGACGCGGCACGATCCGGGCCACGCCAGAAGCGCTCCAGCGCATCCAAGCGACGGCCGCAAGCTATGCCGGGCATTTGCGCCATGCGAATAGCCGGCGACTGCAGGCAAGTTTGAGCGTGCGCTTCCCGTGGCTTCAAGCCGCGGCGCGGCGTAGGAAGTTTCACCACCGCCTTACGGGGCGTTACCTGTCCATACCGTTCGGAGCAGCAAACACATGACCCCTGAAACCCTCGCGCGCCTCGAAGCCGCAGCCCGAAAGCAGATCGGTCACGAGATAAGCACCGGCGTGACCGTGACGCCTGGCGAACTGCTCGCCCTGATCGAGTACGCGCGCCATCCCGTCTTTCTGGTCGATCCGACCACTCAACGGATCGAGCCGGTGCTCGGTCCCTCCGAATGAGAACCACGTGGCGTGGCTGCGACAGCAGCACCGCTACGGCACCAGCACCAGGGAGGAGCTGGATCACGCGATCGCCGAAGCCAGGGCGGGCTTCTGCATCGCCACAGACGAGACCTATCCATGACCTTCCGCTTCAACAACCTGCAACCCGTGGCCGTGCGCCTGACCGAGAAGATCGGCTGGATCAATTCGCGCCACGACTATGCGAACGGTGGCAACCACTACCGCGTCGCCCACGAAACCTCGACCGGCGATTACGTGTGCCGCTCCTACGCAGAACACGAGCTGGTCGCGCTGGCCGAAGACGACCCGCGCAAGCCGCCCGGCATTTCCTACATCGATCCGCCGGGGCCGCCGCCGGGTGGCGAAGACCCGCCGGGCGGTCTGCCGCAGGATAGTTGACCCGCTACGTACACAACCACGAGCACAGCGGCCGGCCATTGCCGGCCGCTGCACCGAGACCAACATGGGCGAACAGCAAGACCTCCTCCAAGACGATGACACCGGCGACCTGATCGACGGCATCCTCGGCGCGGACGATGAAGACCTCCCGCGCGAGCGTTGGCCGCAGCAGCTGGCGGAGCTGGTCGACGTGACGGTGCAGGCGCTGAAGCGCGAGCGCGTCCCGGACGAGGATGCCGTGCGCCTGGCCGAGGTGGTCGTGCTGGCGCAGGCCATGTACCTGGGCGGCGACCGGATCTACCTGCCCAAAGGCGACGCCCTGGCCACGGCATTGACGCACGCGCGCATCTTCCACGAGCATAACGGGCGCAATGTGCACGAGCTGGCCAGGCGGTACGGCTTGAGCACACGTCAGATTCAGCACATCTACAGCCGCCAGCTACGCTACCGGCGCGGTCGCCGCCAACGCCAACTTTTCCAAGGAGAATGATCATGCGTGCCGGACTCATATTTGCGCTTGCCCTTGCCTTGATTGGGTGTGTTGACGTTGATCTGCCTGCGAACCTGCTTACGCCTGGCGTGGGGGTGGACAGCAAGGATACGGTCGCACTGCAGCAAGCCGTGTCGGCGTGCCCTGGCATCGTCAGATATCTGCCCGACACACGCATCGTCGATGTGGAACACATCAACGATGCAACTGTGTTCACTTTCTCTGTTCCGCAGGAGCCGAGAGTTGTGCCGCCTGAGTTTCTGGCGGGGGGAGACAACTGCATGCTCACTGTCCGACCAACGGGCGTGGGCATCGCTAAGCGAGCATGCGTCAGCATCTGCCGGGAGAGAAGGATCAACAGTGACTCTCCGCCAGACTCGCTCGAATACCCGTTGAACTGACCGACAAGCCCCGCACTGCGGGGCTTCTGATTTTTGTGGCGGGCGAGATGCTTCGCCTTAGGTGGCCGCGCGCGTGCGGCGACACTCGTCGCATGCCGGCGGTCACTGTGGTGGTGGTGCCGGCGTTCCCGCCGGCGGCGCAATGCCGCCGGCTTCTCACACGGAGCCCGCATGAACCGCACGTCCGAACTGACCTCCAAGCTGCGCGACGCCGCGCGCGCCTATCCCCTGCTCGTGCTGTTCCTGATCACGTTTGCGGTGGTCCTGCTGCTCAACCCGGCGAAGGCCGGCCTCGCGCTGTGGGGCGTCAGCAAGATCGCCCTGTGTGCGTACTTGGGCTATTGGGCCGATCGCCTGGCATTCCGGCCGGAGGATCGGCCGCACCTGCTCGAAGGCATCTCGCGCGGAGCCGCGTGGAAGCGTCGATCGCTGATCGTCGCGGCCGCGATCCTCGCCGGCGGTCTGATCCCGTGAGCGCGCCGATGCGCCGCCACACGGACCGCACGCGCCTGCAGCGATCGCTGTGGGCGCTGCTGGTTGTCGCGGTGATGGCCGCCGGTCTGCTGGCGATCGCGTTGCTGTTCCCGCAGCCGGCGCACGCTGCCGAGCCGCGTGTGCGTGTGCCTGAGCATGCCGTGACGTATCGCCTTCGAATCGAGCGCGAGGCTGCCCGCAATTTCGGCCTGTCCGGCGATGCCGCCGTCGCGCGCCTCGCCGCGCAGATCCACCAGGAGAGCGGCTGGCGTGCGGACGCGGCCAGCCCCTACGCCTACGGGCTGACGCAGTTCACGCCGGCGACGGCGCGCTGGCTGCCGAGCGTGTGCCCCGATGTGGGTAAGCCGGACGTGTGGGACGCGACGTGGGCCATCCGTGCGCAGTCCTGCTACATGGCGTGGCTGTATCGGCGTGCCCGCCGCATCGGCACGCAGCCCTACGACGATTGCTCACGCTGGGCCTTCGCCCTCCGCGCCTACAACGGCGGCGAGGGGTGGCTGATGCGTGAGCGGCGTCTCGCACTGAACGCAGGCGCGAACCCGAACGCATGGCGGGAAGTACAGGGCTTCCGCAGCCGCGCCGGGTGGGCGCACCGTGAGAACACGGACTACCCGCGTCGCATTCTGCTGCGACTGGAGCCGGCCTACATCGCCGCCGGCTGGTCAGGCACGAAGGTCTGCTGATGTTTGCACGCGCCAGCATCAATTTCGTCGGGAAGTTCGCGGCGCCTGCGGGCTTCCCCGTTATCGTGCCTCAATTCCGGTTCTTGCAGGGCACGAACGAACAGCCGGTCGACCTGACTGGCATGCTCGTGAAGTTCCGCCTGATCTCTGCACAGGGCGACGAGGTTCTGCTGCTCACGCCACAATCCGGGCTGACGGTTGCCGCGAGCGAGGGGCGCGTTTACGGCACGTCCGAGGGAATTGCGCACACTCCTATTGCAGCCGGAACCTACCAGTACGAGCTGACAATCTACGCTGGGGACGGAGAACCGCTTCGCCAGGTGTACGGCGCATACGAGTTCGTCACGGTGCGCCCATGACGCATATGCGCGCCATCGCCGAGATCAGCGCAGCCACCGTTGTGGTGGAACAGGAACGTCTCCTGTCCGTGCGTGCCGAGATGGTCGAAGTGCGTGTGGTGGAGGCCGTGCGGCAAGGGTTGCCAGGTGCGCAAGGCCCGCAGGGTTCACAAGGTCCAGCAGGCGCCAATGGTGCGCCAGGTGCGCAAGGCCTGCAGGGTCCGCAAGGCCCAGCGGGCGCCGATGGTGCGCCAGGTGCACAAGGCCCAGCGGGTCCACAAGGTCCAGCAGGCGCCAATGGTGCGCCAGGTGCGCAAGGCCTGCAGGGTCCACAAGGCCCAGCGGGCACCGATGGTGCGCCAGGTGCACAAGGCCCAGCGGGTGCGCAAGGCCCACAGGGTCCACAAGGTCCAGCAGGCGCCAATGGTGCGCCAGGTGCGCAAGGCCCAGCGGGTTCCGATGGTGCGCCGGGTGCACAAGGCGCAGCAGGGGCCGATGGTGCGCCTGGTCCTGCAGGTGTTGACGGCACCGATGGCCGCGAGATCCAGCTGCAGGCCAGCGCGACGCACCTGCAGCAGCGCTACGTTGGCGACCCCGGCTGGAACGATCTGATCGGTCTGGATGCGATCGCAGACAAGTTAGACCGCCTGTCCCTGTACGACAGGCATGTCGGCGTGTGGATTCCCCCAGGCAACGGTACTTCGATCGGGTCGGTAATCGGCATGGGCACGCCATCGGCCACAGGGACAGCGACCACGCGAAACGTCGCGACCACTCGGGCCTTCACGCGAATGGTTCGCCTCGGCTACGTGTCTGCGGCCGCCGCTGGAAGCTTGTCTGGAGCGCGCATTGCAGTCGCGAACATCGGGATGGGCGCTGCCGGAAGCCCGGCACTGGGCGGCTTCAAGCTGCTGATCGTATTCGGCTGCTCGGATTCGTCTGTGGTTGCGGGCGCTCGCCAATTCGTTGGCGTGTCCTCAAGCACGGTTGCGCCAACAAATGTGGAGCCCTCGACGCTGACCAACAGTATCGGAGTGGGGCATGGCGCGGCCGACAGCAACCTGAAGCTGTACTACGGCGGCAGCGCCGCACAGACGCCGATCGACCTGGGCGCAAACTTTCCGGCGAACACCCTCAGCGTAGACGCATACGCGCTGACGCTGGAGTGTGCCGCTGGCGTGAACAATCAAGTCAACTGGTCGATCGAACGCCTGAACACCGGCGACATCGCATCTGGCACGCTCAACGCTGCAACACCAGGTGTGCAGTTGCCCACAGGAACAACCTGGCTCACGCCACTGCAGGGCTGGCGCAGCAACAACGCTACTGCCTTGCCTGTCGGCCTGGACTTCATGCGCCTGGTGTTCCGTCGCAACGACTTCTGAGGGTTTCATGATCCGAACTGCATTCGCCACCGCACGCAACTCCGGCCTGCTGCCCGCCATCGGCTGGACGATCCTGATCGTCGGCGTGATCGCGTTCGCTTCCGGCCTGTGGGGCGGATACGAATGGCGCAAGGGCCGCGATGCGATCGCCGATGTTGCCGCACTGCGCAAGCAACAGGGCGCCGATCGGCGGCTGATCAGTGAGCTGCACACGGCAGCCACGAAGGCGGCGCAACGCGACGCCGACAACGCGGCTGCCTACCTCGATGCCGCCGCACGCTTGGACGCGATCGCGTCCGACCTGGAGATGACCAATGCACGCAACCGCGCACACGCCGCGCAGCAACGCCAGGAGCTGGCGGAGCTGCTGCGGCGCAATCCTGATCTGGCTCGCGTCGACGTCGGTCCTGACGTCCTGCGCCACTGGAACCGCAGCAATCAAGGCGCCGCCGGTGGCGCCGGCACCACCCCCGCCGTCGATCGACAGAAGCCTGCGGACACCGTGCCCGGACGAACTGCCCCCGGTCACGGACAGCAGCCTGCCGGCCCTGCTGGCGAACCACGACGAGGGCGCCGCGATCTACCACGAATGCAAGGCCGGCAAGGGCGCGCTGATCCGCGCGACGGACGAATGGGAGCGCACCGCGTGGCGCTGGTACTGCGATGCACTGGATGCGGTGGGGCTGGACAGCGCCGACTGCAGGGCGGGGCTTGAGCGGCTCCGATGATCGACGACGCGGAGATGGCGGCGCAGATCGATGCGCTGGCGATGGATCGCTTCGAGGCCAGCCGCGCCGGCATCGCCGCCGCGGCGCCGCTGCATCCGGTGGCATGCGCCGACTGCGGCGTGTGCATCCCGCCGGAACGGCTGCGGATCGTGCCAACTGCAAGGCGTTGCGTGCGCTGCCAGGCGCGATTGGAAAATTGACACGGGGGAGAAGGATGCAAGCGATCAATTGGGACATCGTCATCAAGGCCATCACGCTGTTGGTGCTGCTGGGCAACACCTCGGCAACACTGGTGCTGTTCGCGCGCCGCCGGAACGATGCCAGGGCGAAGGCGATGGAAGACCGACAGGACAAGTTCGACGAAAAGCTGACGCAGCAGGGCACAAAGATCGGATCAGAGATTGCCGAACGAAGGGAGGAGTCTGCCCAGGTCAAGCAACGCCTAGCGCTGGCCGAGCAGGCAATCAAGAACATGCCGACGCACGAAGACCTTCGCCGTATCAGCGAACGCCTCGGCACCCTGGAACGGGATGTCGGCTCGATCGACACCAAGACGGACGGCATCAAAGAGACCGTCAACACCATCCGCGATCTGCTATTGGAGAAGGGGGTCTAATGTCCAAGCACAAGTTACTGCAGGAGCGCCTGACCGAAGATCGCCGCCTCGCCATCCTGCGCCTGCTGCAGGAAATGCCCGCCAGCCGATCGAACAGCAGCGTGATCGCCGACATGCTGGTCATGTTGGGCCATGAAGTCAGCCGCGACTACGTGCGGACCCAACTGCGCTGGCTCGAAGAGCAGGAGCTGATGTCCGTCGAGAATGTCGGCGGCGTGTTGGTGGTCAATCTCGCCGAGCGCGGCCACGACGTGGCCACGGGCGCCGCGGTGGTCGACGGCGTCAAGAAGCCGAGGGGCTGACATGGGTCGCCGTATCGGGAGCGTGGACCGCACGCCGGAGAACATGCGCAAGATCATCGACGGCGTGCTGCGCACCAATCGCATGACCGTCGACGAGCTGCGCCAGCACCTGGCGTCGCTTTATCCCGAGGGCGAGGTGCCGTCGCGCAGCGCGCTGTATCGATATAAGGCCAGCGTAGAGGAGCTGACCGGGCGCCTGCGTGATATCCAAGCCACGGCAGAAATCGTAGTCGCGGATCTCGGAGAGAGCCCTGACGAAAAAGCGGGCGCTCTCCTTGTCCAGTGCATCACGGCTATGGCAGCGGACGCAGCCCTCAAGGCGCAGATGCCGGGATCCAAAGTCGACATCGAAGATCTGCGCAAGCTGGCTCGCGCCACGCGCGACGTGATCAGCGCGCGCACCATGTCGCTCAAGGAGCGGCAGCAGATCGAGGCGATGGCGCGCGAGAAGCTGCTGCGCGAGCAGTCGGAACGCCTGGACAAGGTCGTCAAGAGCGGCGGCCTGAGCGAAGAGACCGCGGCGGACCTGCGCCGGAAGATTCTGGGAATCGGCTGATGGTGCCAGATCTTCTCAAGGCCGAACTGCCCGCCTCGATCGCCGACGCGATCCACGGCAGCACGGATTCCGTCGCGCTGAAATACCAGCGCCAATGGATCGCGGATGACGGCCCGCTCAAGGTTGCCGAGAAGTCGCGCCGCGTCGGCCTGACGTGGGCCGAAGCGTCGGACAACGTGCTGACCGCATCGAAGGCGCGGCAGTCCGGTGGCATGAACTGCTACTACATCGGCTACAACATGGACATGGCGATCGAGTACATCGAAGCCTGCGCCATGTGGGCGCGCGTGTTCAACGAGGCCGTGTCGGAGATCGAGGAAGGCGAGGAAGTCTTCAAGAACGGCGACGACGAAAAGCACATCAAGACCTACACGATCCGCTTCGCGTCGGGCTTCCGCATCGTCGCGCTGTCCTCGCGGCCGGCGAACCTTCGCGGCAAACAGGGCGTGGTGGTGATCGACGAGGCGGCGTTCCACAACGACCTGGGCGAACTGCTCAAGGCCGCGCTGGCGTTGTTGATCTGGGGCGGCAAGGTCCGCGTGATCAGTACCCACGACGGCGATCAGAACCCGTTCAACGAGTTGATCAACGACATCCGATCGGGGAAGCGCAAGGGCAGCGTCCACCGCATCACCTTCCGCGGGGCCGTCGAGCAGGGCCTGTTCGGTCGCGTCTGCATGCGCAAGGGCGTGCCGTGGAATGCCGAGGAACAGGCGAAGTGGATCGCGGACGTGTATGCGTTCTACGGCGACAGCGCCGAGGAAGAGCTGGACGTGGTGCCGTCGCAAGGCAGCGGCGCGTGGCTGACCAGCGCGCTGATCGAGGCGCGCATGTACGACGCGCCGGTGTTCCGCTACGACTGCCCGGCGGGGTTCGAGCGCCTCCCGGATTCCACGCGGTGGGATGCCGTGCAGGAATGGCTGGATGCGGAGATCGCGCCGGCGCTGGCGCAGTTGGATCCGGATGGCGAGAGCTGCTACGGCCAAGACTTCGGCCGCAGTGGCGACCTCACGGTGGGCGTGCCGGCGATCATCGAGAAGAACCTCAAGCGCCGCGTGCCCTTCACCTTCGAGCTGCGCAACATGCCGCACAAGCAGCAGATCCAAGTGGTGAGCTTCGTGCTGCGCGGCCTGCCGCGCATGCGCAAGGCTGCGCTGGACGCCAGGGGCAACGGCCACGCGATGGCCGAGTTCCTTGCGCAGGACTTCGGCTGGGAGCGCGTGGAGCTGGTGATGCTGACCGAAGGCTGGTACCGCGAGCAGATGCCGCCGCTTAAGGTGGCCTTCGAGGACGACACCATCGCCCTGCCGCGCGACCGCGATACGTTGACCGACCTGCGATCGATCAAGGTGGTCAAGGGTGTGCCGCGCCTGCCCGAGAAGCGCGGCAGCAGCAGCGACGGCGGCAAGCGCCACGGCGACGCCGGCATTGCCGTGGCCCTGATGCATTACGCCAGCCGCAACATGAGCTACGAGATCGCATTCCACAGCGCCGGCGCCACGGGCGCCACGCGCGTGGTGGAGGCCCACACCGAAATGCGCGTGACCATCACCACCACCGGCTGGGGCACCGTCTCCGGCCGCACCGACACGGCGGGCTTTGTATGACCGACAAGATCGAGACCCCGCGCCCCGGGCTGGAGATCGCCACCACCGGCGACGGCCGCGACATCACCAAGCCTTTCACCACCGGCCTGATGCAGTCCAGCGACCGTGTACTGACCGGGCGAGGCGGCGGCGACCTGCAGATCTACGAGCAGGTGGCATCGGACACACAGGTCAAAGCGTGCTTCGAGCAGCGCCGCAGCGCGGTGACCAGCCGCGAATGGGTGGTCGAGCCTGCCAGCGATCGCCGCGCCGACCGCAAGGCTGCAGACTTCGGGCGCGAACAGCTCAAGCGTGTGGGCTGGGACCGTGTGACCGACCGTATGCTGTGGGGCGTGTTCTACGGATTCAGCCCGGCCGAGCTGATCTGGCAGGTTCAGGACGGCAAGCTGGGCTGGGAGGCGATCAAGGTGCGCAACCGCCGCCGCTTCCGGTTCGACGTGTCGGGCGAGCTTCGCCTGCTCACGCCGCAGAACATGCTGCAGGGCGAGCCGGCGAAGCCGCCGTATTTCTGGCACATCGCCACCGGCGCGGACAACGATGACGAGCCCTATGGCCTCGGCCTTGCGCACTGGTGCTACTGGCCGGTGCTGTTCAAGCGTCACGGCATCGGATTCTGGCTGACCTTCCTGGAGAAGTTCGGCATGCCCACCGGCGTGGGCAAGTTCCCGGCGAACGCGAGCGACGCCGAGATCATGAAGCTGCTCGGCGCGATCCGGGCGATCCGCACCGACTCCGGTGTGGCCATCCCGCAAGGCATGGAGATCGACCTGCTCGAAGCGGCGCGCAGCGGCGCGGCCGACTACGAGGCGCTGCACGACAAGATGGACGAGGCTATCGCCAAGGCGATCCTCGGCCAGACCATGACCACGGACAACGGCAGCAGCCAGGCGCAGGCCGACGTGCACATGGAAGTGCGGCAGGACATCGTCAAGGCCGACGCGGACCTGATCTGCGAGAGCTTCAACGAAGGCCCGATGCGCTGGCTGACCATGTTCAACTTCGACGGCGCGGACCCGCCGCGCGTCTATCGCGTGGTGGAAGAGCCGGACGATCTGGACGCGCTCGCCGACCGCGACACGAAGGTCAAGGCCCTGGGCTTCAAGCCCTCGCTCGACTACGTGAAGCAGCAGTATGGCGACCACTGGGAGCCGGTGAGTCCTGCGCCCGCCGCTGAGCCTGCGCAGCTGCCGCCGCCGCCCGCCTTCGCCGCCGGCGACGACGCGATCGAGCAGGCGCGCATCGCCGCACAGAAGCGCCTCGACGCCGTGTTCGCGGTTGCCGATGCCTTGGCCCTTGCGGCGCAGCCCTACGTGCGCAGCCGCGTGCGCGAGCTGCAGGTGCTGCTGGACGAGACCGGCGACCTGGCCGAGTTCGCCGCGCGCCTCAATGACCTGGCCGACGCAGACCCGGACAGCGAGTTCGTCGAAGCCCTGGCGCGTGGTGGTTTCGCTGCGTGGCTGGTCGGGCGTACGAAGGAGAATGCGTGATGGGTCCTATCGACACTG